CAGGCAATCGGAAAAGGTGGCCTGGTCATCGGTGCGACTGTTTCAGAATTACCACTGCTTCCGTATGAGAAGCAGTTAATTAAAACGATCGGCTGTAGTGAGCTGGAGTATCGATATTTCGTAGCAGAAGCAATCAAGCGTGGGCAGATCAGACCTGCTGAGTATGAGGGTATTCCTGATATTAATAATGGAGCTGCAACCCCATATTTAATACAGCTAGCAATTGGCATCGTTATTGGAGCTGTTAGCTATCTGCTTACACCGAAGCCGAAAGCGCCTGAGGCTTTTGACAATCAGCGGCAGCTTGACAGTATTCGCGGTGGCAATCGCTTTACCCCTTCGTTTGGCTTTGACACGACAGCCGAGTTAGCTGATTACAACTCACCAATTCCAATCGTCTTTGGCCTCTACAACTCAGTCGAGAATGTAGGTGGACTGCTTGTCACACCAAAGCTTGTTTGGTCAAGAATGTTGAGCTACGGCAGGCAGCAGTCGGCCAAGTTGATGTTTGTTGTTGGCGAGCAAGGTCGTGCCGATTTTGTTGGGCCAGATGGAATTATCCAACCCAATCGTGCTGGCATTTTTCTTGGCAACAACGCTCTAGATGCTGTTTACGACGACAATATTGCTTTTTATTGGAAGCGTAATACCACTGCCTCAGGCTTCTCTCGCATCCAAGTTCAAAACAAGCTGTTTGGCAGTAGTGGGCAGCCGCACTCAGCAGATCCAAATGGTGGTCGCACTGCAGGGGATGAGGATGTTTTCCTTTGTCCTACGCTAGAAAGTGACTTTGATAAAGGCTTTTCATATGCCTTTAGTCCTGCAAATAATACTGAGTTTGGCGTATACGCACCCATTCCTAATGGCAATGCCTATCGAGTTAACTGGCGCAACATTTCTATTCCTGATAAAGACCCAGAAGGCCGCTTGAATTTTGACCGTATCAAGATTGCTGGACTATTTGAGCCCAATGGGTGTTTACGAGTACATCGGCAGCGGCTCGCAAACATTCAGCAATGAGTTCCAAAGCGAACGAAACGTCTCAGTCGGAGATCGGATCAAGTATTTAATTAGCAACACTAGGATCGATGAAGGGATCTACGAGGACAAAGCAACTGTTAACGACATCAACAGTGAAATTGAATCACAGCAAATTGCTGCTGATGACGCGATGCAGCTCGGCGAGCTGTTTTCTATAGGCGCAACTGTCTGGAAGGTCATCGATCGAGAGGTTGACACTTTTATTCCAAAGCCCCGTAATGGAGAGGATCAAGTCATTGAACTTGAGTGCATTGATACATCAGAAGCGCGAATCCCCAGAATCGGGCTTGTTGACAAGTCCAAGGTAATCGAGCCAGGTCAAGGCTTTATAAATGACAACAGCGCTGGTGTCGGCGCCGGTTTCTTTGTTCTTACAAAGTATGCTCGTGCCCTTGTTAGAAATAATCGTCCTTGCGACGTAACCGAGATTGGAATTGCAAGCACGGTCAATCAACAACTGAACGGAATATGTAACTTCCAAAGCCTTATCAGCCCTGAAGAGCTTGATCAGGCTGATGACGATGGCCTTAATATTCAGTCAGGCACTATCTCAACTTCGGTCAGAAGAAGTTCTGCGTTTAGCATTTACATTCGCAAGGCTGGCCTCGATTCAAGTAACAATGAATTCGCCTTCGCTCCAATTGTTGAGGCAAGTTCCGGTGAGCCTAGAATTTTTGTCATCACTGGAAGCAAGCCTGTAAGGCAGTACAACTTTTTGCGTTTCAGGCACCCAGAAGCTTCAACAGAGTATGAATATAAGTTTGTCCCAAGAGCCACCGCTGAGCTGCGATCTATTGGTCAAGAAGAGCAGTTAATTCAACTAGACGCTGACTCCAAAGACAACGTTGTTGAAAATGTAAGCGTTGCTGGCGTAGGGACATTCCAGCTAACAACCAAAGGACGCTTTGTGCTCAAAGCTGAAATCGAGCAGGTCAAGGAGATGTTTAACGACATCGCTTTTACTGAAACTACAAAAGAAAACACTTACCCAACAGGAATAGCTGTTGATGGCTATCTACCCAGCGACGTAGAAGAAGAGCAGACTACGCTTACTAGTGTTGGATTTATTGAGCGCACTTCAGATCCTAGTGGTGTAGAGGTTGGACGCAATGGAGCGTTTACTCATTCAATTTTTGGCAGTGCTGATAGCTCAGGGGCCCAAGAAGGGGAAACTGTTACTGCAGTCAAAGAAGAAAGTCTCTCAGACAATCGCAGAGTAACTCTTGAATATCGAGCCACCAAAGTCCGGCTTGCCAGCGATCATTATGCAGTAGCAAATGGCGCGAGCTTTGTCTTTAGGCTCGAGGATGACATAAGAGTAGTCAGAAGCTCAGACAATTGGGTTGGCGGCGCAAGTTTTATTGTTCGTCGCGGGGCTAACGCCACTGGCGACGGTGGACCTTATAACAACAGCAATCCTTTTGTCCCCAATCATCCACAGGCTGGCAACAATTTCTTGTCATCAGGCATCAAGTTGCGGGTGACTGGAGTCGAGAGGGTCACAAAAAATCGCGGACGGTCCCAAGGTTATTACCACGAAATTTTCGGCAACGCAGAAAGCAAAAACTTTGGAGACACAGCGACCGAGGTAAGAAATCTAAGCCTTGGTATTAGAGGGGGAGGCGACATGGAGCTTAGTCTGCGCCTTAAAAGTTCTGTTGTCCATCATTCAGACCATTGGACAGGTAGAACCAAGTTTTGGGCAACCCCAACAATTGAGGTTGTAGAGGAAAACACTACAAGCAGCAGGTGGGAGCAAAATGAAATATTTGATGACTTAGTAACAGTTGACTCTGACAATCCTTTCTACGACTACAGCAGGTCTGGTAATCAGATTGGAGTCCGCTACAGAGTTGCGTCTATCAACAAAAACATTGTTGTAACGGCAAGGGAAGCATTTACTAGAGGCTTTGAGTTCCAAACTCAATATGCAGAGTTGAGCTTCTACGGCAGTCTTATAAATAAGTCTTCTGACACCGATCCTGAGCATGAGGTCGTGTATGTAAATGAAATTTCTACAAATCCAATCATCCCTGAGTACAACAATCTCACAACTTGTGGGCTGGTGCTGCGCTCTAGTCGTGCATTCACTCGACTTGATCAGTTGCGGGTTTGGCTTAGCGAGGGCATCCCTGTTCGCAGGTTGCATCCGACGCTTTCTTCTTACGAGGACAGCGACAACAGCACCAATGAGGGACCAAGCAATCTGTTCACTGATTTGGTTTTTTACTTGCTGACTAATCCGACAGCAGGTGCTGGAGCAACTTTGAACATGACTCCAGATAGTCCAAACTTGATTGACACGGCAAGCTTTGAGACTGCATCTACCTTCTTGCGAGCTAACAAGCTTTTCTGCAATGGTGCGATTACAGACAAGGTCAACGTCAGAGAGTTTGTTGCCAGCAATGCTCCAAACTTCCTGTGTAACTTTGTCATTAAAGACGGCAAGTTCGGCTTAGTACCTGCTGTGCCCACCAATCCAAGCACTGGTGAGATAAGCCTCGCTCCTGTTCAGTACTCACAGATCTTTAATGATGGGAACATCCTTGAAGACTCATTTGAGTTTGAGTATCTCAGCTCTGAAGAGCGGCGCATGTTTACGGCTGCTGTGCGTTACCGCCAAGAGCGACCAAACAAGCTGCCTGAAGAAAGGACTGTCACCATCGCGCTGAAGGAAAGAGTTGCAAGTGAAAGTTCAGACACTGACCCGATCGAGACATTTGATTTAACGCAGTTCTGCACCAGCACTGAGCATGCGCGGATGGCCGCTCGATTCTTTATTGCAATTCGCAAGCTGGTTGGTCATACGATCCGCTTCTCAACAACAGCTAGCGGTCTAAATCTCGAGCCTGGTGCTTTCATTCGAGTCGACACTGAGGCTACCCCTTACGACTCAGCAAAGACAGGCACGATTGACTCGTCGGGCAACATCACGAGTGTCTCTACGATCGACGACGGCACTTACACGGTTTTGTATTTCAAGTCCGATTCGGATGACGTAGCCACTGCGCAGATGCAGGTCAGTAGCGGCAAGGTTGGTGACTCAACCTTCCACAGCAGTGTTTTTACGATCCAACAGACAACTAATTCTCAAAAGGTTTACATGGTTGAGCAGCTGACCTTCAACGAGGACATGACTGTTCAAGTCGTTGCCTCTGAGTATCCTTGTGACGAGCATCGAGTCAGCGAGCTGGCAAGGCTGGTCAAAGACGAAAACAACTCCTTCTTCACCACTCCTGGCTTCGACTGATGGCATTCCCCACCTCATTGCAACCAACTGGCCGCACTTATTCGCCAGGCAACTATCCGATCAAGACTTTTAAGTCACAGAGCGG